AGAACGGACACCGATTTGCGTTTTATAAACACACATCGGACCTACCACTCAGCTAGCGTAGCATGGAAACCAAATGGCGCCATTTTTGAGACTATTAAACTACCGCGTTTCTTTCAGTATACGGCTACACTAAGTCAGGGCATTGTGGTTCCCCGTTAATGACGATGAAGTCGTCTTTGTTTGGGGGTTCATGCATGATGGGGATGCACGTTGCCGGTGATGGCATGATGAAGGCTTTTGCTGTTCCATGCACTAGAGAGATGATTGCCGAAGCCATGCGTGTCTTAAAGGTCACGCGTGATGATTTTTTGAAGGATCTTGAGGATCGCGGAATAAAGCATCAAGTGGGTGAGACCATGCATTTGGAAAAGTCAGTTTCCATGCTTCCAATTTGCTATTTGGAGCGTGGTGTACCAATGGCACAAAAGACTAATTTTTACCGCACTAGTTACCATGGCGTGCTAGGTGATTGTGGTTTGGCACCCGCTCGTCAGAGACCTTATTATGATGGTGACGTTTTGCGATACCCAATGCTTAACGCTTTGGCACCTTATGACACTCCAATTGTTTTGTTTGAGGATCGTTTTGATGATTTGGTGCACGTCGCCATGCAGAAATTTACTGCTTTGTCCAAGGATGCCCCTCGTCACATTATGACTTTTGACGTGGCGGTGAAAGGTGATCCGCGGCTTGAATATTTCAGAAGCATACCCCGCAAAACTGCCGCCGGGTTTCCATATAGCCAGACGCATGGTTCTGGAAAAAAGGCGTTTTTTGGCGAGGGTGTGGAATATGATCTTGAAGGTGAAGCTTGTATTGAGCTTCGACAACGTGTCGATTATGTCATTGAGTGTGCTCGTGAGAATGTGCGCTTAAGCCACGTTTTTACGGATTTTCTCAAGGATGAGCTTCGTCCTTACGAGAAGGTTGCTGCAGGAAAAACTCGTTTGATTTCGGCTAGCCCCTTGGATTATACCATCGCCTTCAGGATGTATTTTGGTTGCTTTATGGCTTCTGTTATGAAGCATCATATATTTTCCGGTATGGCGCCGGGAGTGTGTGTTTTCACTGAGTGGAACGCTGTCCTCATGGAAATGTCTTCAAAGGGCAGCAAGATTTGCGCAGGGGACTTTAAAGCATTTGACTGTTCCGAGCAGCCCCCGCTGCATTGGGCGATTTTGAGATACATTAACAAGTGGTATAACG